AACCTTATATAACATGAATAAGAATGCTTTTTCAGCAAAACTTAGAAATAAGTTAAGACATTTGAGAACAATTAAGGCAATTCTTAAAGCACAAAAAAAGAATAAACTATCTGAATTTTTAATGATAATTTATTTTAGAGCAGCAAAAATGAATATTACTGATAAAGATTTAGTGTCACCTTTCTTGAAAGTTTCCTCATAGTATGCTATAATATTAGGTAGGTAAATTATGTCTATGATTGATTTGAGACTTGGTGACTGTATTCAGTTATCAAAGGAGTTGGAGGATAATAGTATAGACTGCACAGTTACATCACCACCTTACAACAAATGTGGAGTAGGTGGTGGTTTATTTCGTAAAATTGAATATGCTGCATTTGATGATACTCTTCCAGAAGATCAGTATCAAGATCAACAGATTGAATTGTTGAATATATTATTTGATAAAACAAAACCTGGTGGATCATTCTTTTATAATCACAAGGTTAGATATTTCAAAGGTAATGCTATATCACCATGGCAGTGGTTAGTCAAAACTAAATGGAATATTAGAGAAGAGATAGTATGGAACAGAGGTAGTGGTCCTGAAATATCTGGTTATAGATTCATACAGATAGATGAAAGAATATATTGGTTGTGTAAAGGTGAAAAGCATCCTAGATTACCTAGAAGATCTGCTAATTATGGTAGTGTATGGAAGTTTGGTCCTGAGATGAAGAATCCACATCCAGCACCATACCCAATAAAATTACCACTAAGATGTATTCAAGGTATCATGCAAGAGAAAGGTGTGATTCTTGATCCTTACAGTGGATCTGGTACTACTGGATTAGCAGCAAAACTTTTAGGACATGACTACATTGGATTTGATTTATCAGATGAATATCATGATATGGCAAGAGAAAGAATTGCTAATCCATCTAAGAATGATTTGAAGAAATTTACTGAAGAATGTGGTATAGAAGTCAAGAGTGATACAGATGTATTCAATTTGGCGGGTGCATAAATAATTTTTATGAAATCCTTTACTAGTTTTTTTACTGAAGCAAGAGTATCACAAGCCTCTCAGCAAGCAGAACGCAGAGGTTTGACAGGGGATGGTCACGGCAATTGGATGGATAAAGAAGGTAATATAGTTGCTAAAACAGAACAAGGTAGATTAGTTTTATTAGATAAGAAAGTAAAAGCACCACAGCAAGAAGCACCAAAGAAAGTTAGAAAAGCAAAGGAAGAAGATATCAAAGATGATAAACCAAAGTCAGATGATGAGACTAAGACTGATAGAGGTGAGATAACTTTAGTATTTGGTAGATTTAATCCTCCTACAATAGGACATCAGAAACTTTTAGATAAGGCAAAGAAGGCAGCAGGTAAAGGAACTCTAAGAATATATCCATCAAGAAGTCAGGATGCAAAGAAGAATCCATTAGATACAGATACTAAGTATGATGTAATGCAGAAGATGTTTCCAAATCATGCAGATAGTATGGTCAATGATCCTAATTCTAAAACTATCTTTGATGTATTAAAGAAAGCATATGGTGATGGATATTCAAGTGTGAATATAGTTGTTGGTGGTGATAGAGTTAAGGAATTTGATAAACTTTCAACTGAATATAATGGTAAGTTATATAATTTTAATAAAGTAAAAACCATATCAGCAGGTGATAGAGATGCAGATGCTGAAGGTGTAGAAGGAATGTCTGCATCTAAGATGAGAAAAGCAGCAGCAGAGAATGATTTTGAGACATTTAGTAAGGGAGTTCCTAATAGTTTAGATGATAAGACTGTAAAACAGTTGTTCAACACAGTTAAGAAACAAATGAAGATTAAAGAAGGTTGGAGTATGTGGGAGATAGCACCTAAATTTGATTGGCAAAATCTAAGAGAAAATTATGTCTCAGGAAGAATATTCAATGTAAATCAGTTGGTAGAAAACTTAAATACAGGATTAGTGGGAAGAGTTATTAGGAGAGGAACTAATTATTTAATTTGTGTAACAGAGGATGGCATGATGTTTAAATCATGGATTAGGGACTTAACAGAGAAGAAAAGGGTAAAAAGAGCATCAGAAACAGGAATTTATGGTGTACCAGCAAATCAAAGAGAGGTTGGAACATCAGCACAGAGGCAATATGCACAGTCTATGGTGCCTGGTCAAGAGGAAATAATCAACTTCAATATAAAAGAATTCCTAAATAAGTACAGGAAAAAGAGTAGTTAAATTTTTACGATCATGATTAATCCTCTAGATGAGTTATCTGACATTTACTTGGGACAAATTAGTGAAGCAGATAATAGTCCTGAAGCAATAAAAGCTCGTGTGATGCAGCATGTTAGAGCAATCAGATATAGAGCGAGAAAGGAAGGAGATCAACTTACTAAAGCATATAATGACTATATGGCAGGTCAGGCAGGTATTAGTGCAACTGAAAAGTCTATGGTCAAGGAGAGATTAGGATTAACAGGTGGTGCACAGCATCAGGAAGGTATGGCATATGGACTATCTAAAGGAACAGGTAAACCATCAGGTCCTATGGCAGCATTTGGTAAGAAGAAAACAAAGAAAACAAAACCTACTGTAACTATAGATAAACCTGATAAACTAGTTAGTTTAAGAGTATCTAAAGAAGGATATTATAGTTGGAGACATGAACTCTCAGAATACAGTGGTATGATGCCAAAGAAAAATGGTGATGCAGAGGAAAAAATAACAGAGAAAAAAGTAAAGAATAAAGTTACTGTCAATCCAGCTCAGGGACAAGCTGAGAGTTTTGCTAAAGAACTTGGTGGTCAACTCCTAGAGGCATGTGAAGTATTTCAGATATTTGAACTTGATGATGATCAAATACAACTTCTAGAAGTTAAAGACAGAAAAGGAAAGGGTAGTGGATCTAAAGATGCTTGCTATCATAAGGTTAAGTCAAGATACTCTGTGTGGCCAAGTGCATATGCATCTGGTGCATTAGTTAAATGTCGTAGAGTTGGTGCTGCTAACTGGGGTAATAGTACAAAGAAAGAAGATGTACAGTGGAAAGATATTCAGTATAAGGCAAAGTCTGGTGAGTCCTCATTCTTAAGTGACTCAGATGGTAACATTGCTTTTGAAATTGTTGATGTAATTGTACCAGCAGTTAAAGAAGCAAAAGTTGATACAGGTCGTTCAGACTATGGTAAAGCATCTATCAGAAATTATAGAAGAATGGGTCCAGGTCATGGTGAACCTGGTATGTTTGATCCTGAGGGTAAGAGAGGTAAAACTATTGACAAGCGCAGAGAGGAGCATAAGGCAAGAAGAGGTGTTAAAGGTGCAAAAGTTCCTGCATATAAGGTAGAAGAAGTTGAAGTTGTAGAAGATTATGAGACTAAAAAGAAAGAAGAGATAATGGGTGCTCTTAAAAAGAGAGATCTAAAACAAAAGGTAAAGGAAAAAATTGCTGCTGATATCATTAAAAGAAAGGGTGATGTATCTAAATCTGATGACAGATATGCTTATGAATCAGTAGAAGTTGTAAGTGAAGGACCACTTGGTGCACTTGCAGGTGGAGCATTAGGTGCTGCAGTGGGTGGACCAGTGGGTGCTCTTGCTGGTGCAGCATTAGGTTCTAAGGTTGATGTACTTGGTGGTGGAAAGAAAAAAACAAAAGCAACTAAACCAACACCAGCACCAAAACCTGCACCAAAACCAACACCAAATGTAGATGCAGAAAAAGCAAAGGCAGCAAAGAGAGCAAGACTTGCTAAAATAATGAGTAAGGAAGGTTTTTCTGATTGGAGAGAAACTTTAGATGAGAAGTGTTGGAAAGGTTATGAAAAGAAAGGTATGAAAACTATGTTTGGTAAAAGATATCCAAACTGTGTGAAGAAAAAAGTCGGTGAATCTATGGTAAACTGGAGAGATGAAATAGGTTATGAGGGTAAGGATGAAGTAAAAAAGTTATCTGAGGACGATATGAAGGGTATGAGTGTCAAGTCAGGACACAAGAGACCCACAAAAAGCGGTGCTGGAATGACACAAAAAGGTGTTGAAGCATATCGTCGTAGAAATCCCGGATCTAAATTAAAGACTGCTGTAACTACAAAACCTTCTAAATTGAAGAAAGGATCGAAGGCTGCAAATAGAAGAAAGAGTTACTGTGCAAGAAGTGCAGGACAAATGAAGAAGTTTCCGAAAGCAGCAAAAGATCCGAATAGTCGATTAAGACAAGCACGTAGACGTTGGAATTGCTGATTGAATTATGTCTGATAATGTTTACCTTGGAAATCCGAATCTAAAAAAAGCAAATACACAAATACAATTTTCTCAAGAAAATATACTTGAGTTTGTAAAGTGTAAGGAAGACCCTGTTTATTTTGCAAGAAAATATATACAAATAGTATCACTTGATAAAGGTCTTGTGCCTTTTAGGTTGTATGACTTCCAAGAAAAACTCGTTAGAAACTTCCACGAAAGTCGTTTTAACATCTGTAAGATGCCTCGGCAGACGGGTAAATCCACTACAGTTGTTTCTTATCTGCTTCACTATGCAGTTTTTAATGATAATGTTAATATTGCTATACTCGCGAACAAAGCCTCTACTGCCAGAGATTTATTAGGTAGATTGCAGTTGGCATATGAGAACTTGCCAAAATGGATGCAACAGGGTATAATCGCATGGAACAAAGGTTCACTTGAACTCGAAAATGGATCCAAAATTTCAGCTAACTCTACTTCTTCATCTGCTGTCAGAGGTGGATCCTATAATGTCATCTTTCTCGACGAGTTCGCTTTTATCCCGAATCACATTGCTGACGACTTCTTTGCCTCTGTTTATCCTACTATATCTTCTGGACAAAGCACAAAAGTCATCATAGTCTCTACACCACGAGGTATGAATCACTTCTACCGCATGTGGCATGATTCAGAAAGAGGTAAAAATGAATATGTACCAACGGAAGTTCATTGGTCAGAAGTTCCGGGAAGAGATGAAGCATGGAGAGAACAAACAATTGCAAACACTTCAGAACAACAATTCAAAGTTGAGTTTGAATGCGAGTTCTTAGGATCTGTTAATACACTAATCAATCCTGCTAAACTTAAAAACTTAGTATATGAGAACCCAATCAATCGAAATGCAGGTTTAGATATACACGAAAACCCAATCAAGAATCATCAATACTTAATTACTGTTGACGTTGCTCGTGGTCTAGGTAATGACTATTCAGCATTTATAGTTGTAGATATAACTAATTTTCC